ATGCTGAACCACGCGCTCAAGGCCGCATTCGTTTTGGGCCTCGGTCTCGACGATGACGGGATGTGCTCAGAACACGGCGGGTTCGGGTGCAAGCGATGCGTAGCTGAGTTGAAAGATTTCGTACTCGAATATTCCGGCGCCCAATCGATGGCGGAGGTTGATGCATTTTTTGAGGAGATCGCAGAATGAGCAAGCAGCTATTGCCGTGCGCGTTTTGCGGCGGGAAGCCGATTCTTCGCAACGCTGGCCCAGGCAATTGGTGGGTGAGCTGTGAAAGTTGCAAGGCTGGTACGGACGACGGCAGCAAAGAGCGGGCGGCCGGACTTTGGAACGCCCGCTCTAGCATCGAAATCAGCGACGAGGACATGCGCGACTTGCTGTCATCGAAGGATGTCGGCTCTGGCAGGGCTAAACTGCGTCGTTTGCTACGGCTCAAATCGACCGCATGCCAGGGCGAAAAATGGGGCTATCAGCTAGACAACCTGATCAGTCTGGCCGGCAGCAATGAGCTACTAAATTATCAGGAAAAAGACGGCACTCCATCTGTCGTGCGGAAAATGACGATTGATCGCCTCGAAGCGCTACGCACGAAGCTATTGAAAGCCCTCTCCACCTCTTCGTCAGAGGTAGAGCCATGATCGAGACAGCATGTATGCTGGCCTCAGGTGCATTCCTGATGACGCTAGCTGCAGTGTGCATCACCGCGGGAATTATGGCCGCGCTGGCGCTCGTGTTCGCCGCCGGATGGGCTGTTTGCTGGTGGGCTCGTCAGATCCCATGGAATGAAGCTACACCCGAGAGCGCGCAACCCACTACGGCCATCAGCTCCAAGGACGGTACCGGAGGTGCGGCATGACGGATCTCGTTGAACCGGATACCGCCACCAAGCTCAAGGCGTTCGTCGTGCTCGAGGAGAACGAGAACACGGGCGGAATCGTCTTCGCCAGCACGGCTTCAAAAGCCAGACGCCTGGGAGCGAACGAGTACAACGATTCTGAGCTGCAGGGCCTGTCGTGCCGGCGCGCGCCGTGGGCCGACAAATGGGCCTCCACAAAAGAAGACGTCCCAGTGCAGGTGATGATCTCGCACGGCTGGCGATTCGAATGCTGCGGTTGTGGCGAGACCATCTGCGAGGATTGGCTGTACGACGAAGATCTGCCGCTTGAGGGCGTCATCGGGACGCAGCGGAGCATGGTTTACTGCTCCGAGATCTGTGAGTGCCAGGAAAAGCTCCGTCGCGCGCGGGCAAAAGACTATCAGCGGCGAATGATCGAGAAGCTGAGCAAACTGCTTCTGAAGCGGTTCCCTGAAGCCAAAATCACGAAGACGCATGCTTACGCGACTGAGCGGAACGGGTCTTGGCAAGTCACTCAGTGCGTCGTGCACTTCAAGTTTCCCGGCATGAAGATCGGGCCAGCGAGCCTGCGTTTTGATCTCGACAGCTACAGGGTTGGCCCTGTCCGCCCTGAGTTCAATTGCTGCTTCGGCGACAAGGAAGCTTTCGAAGCTTGGGCCGCCGAAACAAAGAAGAGCGCGCAACCCCAGTCACACGATGAACCCGCATCCCCGCTGAACCAGGAGAATGATCGTGGCTGACCATACCAACGCGCCTTGGAAGTCCGAAGGTCCCGACCAGTTCGGTGACTACAACATCGTCAACGGCGAAGCCAAGCTCGCCATCGCCGCTGTGGTGTCAAACCTGCGCCCTGCGGCGGAGGTGGCGGCCAATGCTCGGCTTGTTGCTGCCGCACCGAGCCTCGCATCGGCACTCCGAGAATGTCTGACCACGCTCATATTTGACGAGCGCATCAAGAACCCGGCATTCGATCCGCGCACTCAGCCGACCGACTCTCCCATTGGCATGGCCGTCGCCGCCCTCCAGGAGGCAGGCCGATGAGAGCGATCAACTGGACCGTTTCGATGGGCATGGCTGCCGACAAGCAAAGCGGCACGATCGAGGTCGAAGACGACGCGACCGATGAAGAAATCGAAGAAGCCGTGCGCGAAGAAGTCTTCAACGTCGTGTCGTGGGGATGGTCGGAATGATCGGCGCCCTTGTCTTCTCCGCGGCGACGCTGGGCATCTTCGCCTGCGCTGCCATTCGCATGAACAATCGCAATGATACCAGCATTGGCCCGATCGCTACGAGCATCGCGCTGATGGCTGCTGGCTGGGGGATGTTGGGATGAAGAACAGGCATGAATTGAAGTGGTCGATCAGCGACGTGAAGACGACCGAAGGCGAGACGATGATCGTCGGCGGCGAAGGTCAGGAGTTCGGGCTGATCGCTGCCGTCACCGACGAGGCCGACGCCAAGCAGATCATCGCCGATCGGGAGGCCCGCGCAGGTGCCCCATCATCGCCGGCGCCCGTCGTCGGCCCTGAGTTTCGCGTCGTTCCGCTTTGGGCGATCAAGGACGCAGAGGCATTCATCCGCGCCCATCACGATGGAAAAACGCCGCTTTTGCCGATCGGTCTTGCCAATTTCTTCGCAAGCCTGACCACCGCACCACCTCCGCAGTCGGCTGCAAGCACCGTCGAACAGGGAAACTTCATGACGCTAGTTCACAGGTACGGCGCAAATCCAACGCAAGAAGGTTATGACGCGATTTATAAGCGGTACCTTGGTGATTGCGGTGCCGCCCCCACCACCTCGCCCGAGTCGGATGTGACCGATAGCTGCGGGGACGTGTTTGCGGACCTTGGTGTCTCGCCCGAGCCGGATGCGGTGAGGGAGGCGCTGAAGCCCTTCGCCGATCTGGCTGATGCCATGTACGTGTCGGGCCATTGCGGCGGTGCGTCGCCGGAGGACTGGCCGGACAAGTGGTCGATCTCGACGACCGGCGGCAAAGACCATCACATGCCACAGGCGCACGGCGGCGTGCTGACCGTTGCGGATTTCCGGAAGCTCGCCCGCCACTACCATTCGCTGGCTCGCAATGACCGCGTGACCTCCCAGCCCGTTACCGATGGAGCACCCAAATGACACCAGAACAGGTGATGTCCCGCTGCTACGAAAACGGCCAGCCTGACTTTGTGCTTGCTGGCGACACGATCAAAGATCTGCTCCAGAAAAAGGACATCGAAGCCGCTATCGACCGCATGGGGTGGCCTGAGATCAACGCATTTCAAGCTGAATTGAAGCGCGGCCAGGACATCCGGGAAGATGCTGGCGGCTTCATGATGCGCGCTATTCGCCGCCTATTTGGCTTTCCTCCGCCACTGACCGAGGTCGAGACTTACCAAGGGGCCGCGCGCAAAATGGTGGCCGTTCAGATCGCCCGCGAGACCGCAGATTATGTCATTCAATATTTAGAGGATGAGGCCGGCTTGATCGGCGGCGATGTGTCGAATGCCACCCGATCCAATATTGCCAACGCGATATTGAATGGAAGGGCTTCCGCTCTCACAGGAGATAAGACATGACTGCGATTGAGGAAATTGCTGCAGAGCGCCTGCGCCAGATCGCCAAGGGTTACGACGCCGCACACGACGATGAGCACGATAAACACGAAATCGCCAATGCAGCGGCGGCACTCGCGCTGAATTGGCCGGGCAACTGGCCGTGGAGCATGCATTCGTGGCCGGACAGCGATCGTCGGACCCAGCTTGTGATGTCGGCCGCGATGTTGGTTGCCGAGATCGAGCGGCTGGACCGCAAAACCAGCACGCAACCCGTTCTCGCACTTACGGGAGACAAGACATGAGCCGCGTTCGCCAACTTCTACCGGTGCCGCCTGTGCCGGACACCTCGCGGCTGATTGACGCCGCGGGCCTGCGCTGGTGGCTTTCGGAGCATCACGTCTATCAGCACATGACCGACGCGCAGCTTGGCGAGCGGCTTGGCCTGTCAGCCGGATTCGTCGGCATGGTGCGGAGTGGGACACGCGCGCCGTCGCAGGCGTTTCTCGACGCGATCGGCTGGGAAGCGACCACGTTGTATCGCATGAAAACCAGCGCGGGAGCCTCTGTCACGCTGTCGGGCAAGGATGGCATCAATGGCTGATATCAATCGTCGTCAAGCGCTCGCCATGGGCATCGGAGCCGTTGCAGCGGCGGCGATGCCCACTTCACTGGCCGCGGCGCCGATAACCGAAGCTGCGAAGCCAGAGCTAGTCGCATGGATGGTCGGCACGCCCGGCGAATTCGACTGGCAGATGATCCGCGCGCGAACCTACCAGGAAGCCATCCGCGAATTCGCTTGCGAAGCGGTTGGCGGCGAAGGCTGCGAGGATGATGAGGCCGGGCCAGACGGCTGCGGTGATTGCGAATTTTGCTATGCCATGGGCGCCGAGGCCGAACGACAGCCAGCGTGGGATGGCAAAGACCACGTCACCAGTGCGGACTGGCTCCGCGCCGGCATGGGAACGATATGCGCCCGATGCCGAGACGAAGTCTATGTCGAAGATAACGGGCTGATCGTTGGCGACAGCGGCATTCACGAAGGCTGCATGACACTGGCCGACTGGGATATTGCGGATCCAGCTAAGGCCGCAGCTATTCGCGCGAAGCAGGCTCCCGCGATGGTTGGGGAACAGGGACAATGACATTGAGCACCGACATCATCGACAGGCTGGCTCGATCCCTGAAACCGTTCTGGCATTATACGCAGCACGACGTGATCGGCGACGCTATGGCCGAGATCACCAAGCTCCGCGCCGAACGCGACGCCGCCGCGCGGGACATGGTGACCGTCCCGCGAGCGTTCCTTGATGAGGTGGCCGCGATACCATTTTTCAAGAACCGCAAGATCGAGGCCATCGTCAGAGAAGCAAATGCGCTTCGCGCCCTGCCCGACACGCCAGCGGTGATTGCGACTGATGAAAAGGATGCGACATGATCGTTCGGCCGCCATCGCACTCCGAATTGCGCGACATTTTGCGGCGCCAGGAGCAGCTTCACAAGCACCAGCCCACATGTCCGTCGTGCGCGACCAATCAGGTTCAGCTCGTCGGGCGAGAACCTCCGGCGCGCTGGCGATGCCGCCGATGCAAGCACTGGTTCACATCGGAGCCTACCGCACTCACCTCTCAACACGAAACCGGAGGCGGCAAGTGATCCACGATCTCAAGATCTGGCCCGAGTTCTTCGACGACTTGTTGGTGGGCTTCAAGCCATTCGAGCTGCGGAAAGACGATCGTCCGTATGCGGTCGGAGATACGCTGCGGCTGCGTGAGTGGAATCCGGATAGCCAGCGTTACACGGGCCGATGCGCAGATCGGAATGTCACCTATCTGCTTCGTCACCGTCCAGGCGCAGGTTGCGCCGCGAATTTTGGCCTCTCCCCGGGATACGTGATCCTCGGGGTGGCTCCCGCGCCTATTCCGCAACACGGAGAGAAGCCATGAAACGTGCTCGATCCAAAGCGCTGTCGCGCGACACTATCATCGACGAGTGCGCCAAGCTGGTGCCGACCAACTGGTGCGACCACCTTCTCACGGGCCCCGGTGCGCCGCGCGTCCCGCTCGACTGCCGGGGCGTCGAGCAACTGCTGCGCGGCATTCAGGATCGGATTCGCGCACTCAAGAACACCACCCAGGAGAAGACGTGATGGCCAACAAGCGAGACCTTCTGAAGAAGATCAAGATGGAGCTTTGGGTGATGGAAACGGTCGGAATATCGAAGGACAGGCGATTATCGAGCCCTGAGGTCCAGGCCGTCAAAGTGCCTGTTTATTTCACGATCGGCGAACTTCGCGCGATTCAGCGCGCGCTTATTCCTGCCCGCCGAGATCATCAGTAAGGAGCGCGAGAGCTCATGGACAAAGCAGCAAAAGCCCGTCAGCGCACCCACCAGACGCGCCGGAAGAACGAGAAGCGAAAGCAGCGAATCAAGGAGGCAAGCGAGGCATACCATTACAAGGTGCCACAGCCGCAATATCGCAGCTTCATCCCGCCAATGGGCGGCGCTGAACTATCGATCGCCGCAGCGGGATTGCTGTTCCCGCGTATCTTACGCTGACCCACAAAGAGCTCTGGAGCCCAACATGACCATTGTTGAACTTGAAAAGGCGCTGAAGGCACGACTGGAGCCGGTTGCAAATACGGATGCCGGCCTTGAACGGATGATTCAAGCATCCATCGCGGTGAGCCTGAAACGCATAGCCGACGCGCTGGAGAAGCCGCAAATCGTAGTGCAACAGGGCGTACCAAATGTCTGGACCGATAGTGGATACACGTCCCACCAGGCCCACGGCCAGGACTGACGCGATCAGCCCCCCAAAATCGCGCAGCCTGTGCTAGGATGCAGGCAGATGGAGAGATGACGGATGGGACTGCAGCTATCCGACTTCGCGGAAGTCATCGAATGCAAGCTGAAGAAGATCGCGACTGTCGGCCACGATCGACAAGACATGTATTTCTGCAGCAATTGCAAGGCTATGGCTTTCGCGAAACGGAGCAGCCCTAAGCCATTATGCAAGGTGGCCGAAGCGATGAACCCGCCACCGCGCAACCCACGCCAGCCGTGATGGAGTGACAGCAAATGGACCTACCCGATTGGGCAGTTGCCGGTGTTTCGTTCGACGAGAAGTATGGCAACGAATTTGATGCGCTCTGGCACATCCGCGGCATCGTCGACGGGATGGCCGTCTGCCGCCGATGGCGTCAGGCCAGGCGGCGCTGGCACTACGAGGTGCTCGATCCGATCTGGTTCTACACCCTCAGGGAACGGCTGCACCCGCGCGCCACCGCGCAACCCGCCGCCCCGGTCTTGGAATAACACCAGACGCCCAGCCGACAGCCTGTTATGTTGCGCGTTTAAATTGGAGAGCCTTAGGGGGGCGGGCGTTGTCAAAAGTCAGGATCGAGCCAAGCTATACTTCTAAATATGAGTCCGTCGAATTATGGTGGGACGATATCACTGAGATTTTCGAAATCCTCCAGCGCCATGCAACGAGCGTCGAGATCGAAACTTCGACCTACAAATATAGCACACTGGATGCTGCGAAAGAGCACTTGGCGCCAGGCGCTAACACCGGGGTCCGAATATCCTCATCCTCACCTTATGTGAGCCTGTCAGATGCGCGCCTACACGTGGGCGCTGGACCAGTGTCAGCTGAAGTATTTCTTGAACTCGACGCCATCCTAAAGAAGCGGTCTCGGGGGCCGAGATGGCTTTATTCCGGCTATCTGGCAATCCCCGCGCTGACACTCGGTGTTGTGCCTCTGTCATCCATTGATCAAAACGCAAAGACCATCGCCCTGATCGTGCAGGCGACATTTTGCGTCCTGTTCTTGCGCGCTGTTTATTACACGACGAGGAAAAGCTTTGTCGTCCATACTGTAAAAAGATCAGATTCGGCCGGCTTCTTTCGCCGAAACCGAGACCAGATTTTCATGTACTTGATCACTTTTGTTCTCGGCGGAATCCTCACGTTCGCCGGATTACAGATTAAGGAATACGTTTTGCCATCGGCAACACAGACACAAAAATAGATGACGCGTCAAAAGCCGTGACACGATGAGCCAAGATCACCTTTCTCTGCGAAAAATGGCCTTCGAAGACATCGAATATGATGACGACTGGCTGGTGATCTGGCGGGGATTGGCCGTGGGCCGGATATTGAAGCAGTCCGGCATCGCCTACGGAAAGCCTAACTGGTTCTGGACTATCACGTACAGCGGCACCGTGAAGCCCGCTCGCGGCAGCGGCGTGGCGACCGACTTGGAGGATGGCAAAGCCGGCTTCAAGGCGGCATGGGCCGAGCTGCAGGCCCGGCTGACGGACGAGGAAATCGAGCGGTTTCGGCGCCACGAAGCGGACCTTGAACGCCGGGCCCGATAGACTCTCGGAACCCCCGCCCCCATATTAAGCTGGTAGCGTTGCGTTCGGAGTTGCGTATGTCGTGGGACAGCCTGTTGTCGACCCCTATTCCCGTGCCCGGTAGCAAGCCGCTGGTGACCCTTCGGGATGTCGGAAACCTCATACAGAAACTGCCGAAGTCTCAGGCCAACCTGCCAGCGTGGCGGACCGCGACCGAGGCTCTGATACTAGCAGCCGAAGATCGCGGACCGCTGATGCATGCCGAGGTCGGCTTGAGGAAGGCTCTTCATCCGCGCGAGCCGGTCTACGACCCCAACCGCAAAGATCCGCACTGGGGGCGCCGCAAGCTGGCGCGCGACCAATGACGCCCCGCCGCCTCGCCGAGCGAATGCGGACCCGACATAGGGTCAACGATGGGTTTGTTCGGGAAACGTTCACGCTCCCCCGCGACGCCGCGCGCGCCAAGGCCCGCGAGATCCTGCAGCGCTATCCAGCCGGCGGCTATTCGACCACGGTCGAGTTCTGGCGCAAGCTCGATGACGGCCAGATTGAATTCACAATGCGGCGCTTGCCAACAGCGGATTAAAACGCGGTCAGCCCGCACGCTTTCCGTTACGCTTCTCTCTCAGTGTCAGATTTCCGGCGGCCGACACGCTATGCATGGTCGCCTGCAAGCGAACCGCCGGCACGGTTCGACCAAGCGCCTTGGCGACTTTCTCGATGGGCTCGCCCTGCCTAAGGAGCGCGACCATCTTCTCAATGTCGGCGCCCGTCCACTTCCGGCGCGGCCGCATGGTAAGTTTCTTCGCCATTCTCGCGATTTAGCAAAGGGCACCTTTCACGAGCAAGGCCTCCGCGCTTAGGGCGCAGGACCGTTAGCAGCGACCCGGTGCGTTGTTCGGAGCATCGGCGTAGCAGACCTTCCGACTGCCAATTCTGGCAAATCGAAGGAGCGACCATGTTCACGATCCTCAAATGCGAGACGTGCGACGGTAGAGGATACCTCGTCTGCGCCACCCCTGCCCGTTACCACGGGAAAATTGCCGACCAGCCAGTGTGCCCCACCTGCAAGGGCGCCCGGACCATAACCAAGCCGGCGTGACAAAAAAAGCCCGGTCGCCATCGCTGGCGCCGGGCAGTTTCGTTGAGGCGCCAGAAACGAGGAACGGATCTCGTCACCAGCTATCCGGGCTCATTCCCGGATCAGGTCATCCGGCGCCATGAGGATTCACGATCGAGAAGCCGGCGATTGAACGTACATGCAGCCGTGTTCGCCGGCCGCCTGAGTTGGCGTCGTAGGCGAGCCAGGTTGAGCCGCTGATATGCTGGCGCAGCACGAAGACGTGCCCTCGCCTCGCCGCGACCATGCCAGGGGCTGGCGCCGCGCGCGGGAAGCGCAGCCAGTTGGCCGCGAGGAACAGACTGCGCACTGGGCGGCCGAAGACCTCCACGGACGCGCCGCAGCCGCAGAACGCGCGCCGCGGGCAGCCCGACGGGTGGGAAAGGACCTGCGCCGCCAGCCCGATCGCCGCGGCGGCGCCGCGGTCAAGGCGGGTCCGGTGCGCCGGCGTCGAGTGGCCAGGTTGATCAAGCTGGAAAATTCCGCACGGCCGCATGATATCGGCTGGATCGCAGCTGGCAGGTTTGGCCCTGCGTGCTTCGGCAGAAGTGGTATAGAGCGTAAACAGCAGCGCACAGGCCGCCGAGATCAATCGGAGCATAGGCAGTTCCTCGATACGTGATGCAGGATTGGCGCACTGAGGATTGCCCCTCGACATCGCAGCACAGCCGGGCGCGTCAGGACAGGTAGCGCGTCGGGCTAGTTCATTTGACCAGGAAGGCGATATCCCGCGTTCCGCCGGCGATCGGCCAGAGTTTCTGCAGAGGGTTGCAGGTGTAGGTCGATGAGGTGCGGTATTTCGCCGGCCCCGCCTCCACGCCCTGCGGCACCCTCACCGGCTGAACGAATCTGTCCTCGCCCAAAGGCAGGCCGGCGTTTACGTTCAGGTCGTCGAGCTCGTAGCGGGTGTTGAAGCGATCGATTATGAAGCGGTCGACAGTGACAGCGCACGAGCGATGCCTGCGCACGACGTAGTCGACCCTCAGTTCGCCGCCCGGTGAGACCACAGGCGTAAGAGGATCGGCCGACATGATAACCGTCGGCAATTCCCGGTCGATGATCCAAACCCCGGCCCCGCCGCCTATGACGGCCGAGAACAGGATCGCGAAGAAGAACACGAGGCGATACGTCACCGTGCCTTGAGCCATGCCGTCACCTTTTCCCAGATGAGAATGGAGCCCACCAGCGCTCCGAATAGCGTCACCACGCTCCATTTCCCGACCCTGCCGAGCAGCTGCACCGCGACGACCAGCCGAATTCCATCTTTCAGCGTCCCAACCTCCTCTTCGCGGAGGTCGCCGAGAAACTTGAAAGTATCGGTGTCGGCGTGAAGCAAGAACTCGGTGAGGTCGTCGTGGCTGGGGTCGCCGAGGCGCCGGAGAAATTCCAGGCCGCGCGGCGTCATGTCGCCGATCAGGTCAGCGAGCTGCAGAAGGTTGAGACCCCGCTGCTCCGTAAGCATTGTCAGCGCAGCGAACTGGGCCTCGGTCATTTCGACTGGCTTGTGGCCCGGCATCCCGACCTCTCGTCATTTCTTCTTCGCCGCTAGAGCAGCCACAACCGAGGGAGCCGGGTTAGGCTTCTGTGCGATCGTCGATGCCAAATCCGCGAAACGGTCAGCGTTGTTCTTCGATCCCGCCGACGAGCCGAAGAAATAATTCACGATCTGCTGCTGACCGGCAGTCAAGGTGCCGAGCAGCAAAAGCAGGATCGGGTTCTCCTTGATGATGTCGGTGTTGGCGATCACCACTGCGAGGATGACAAAGAACGCGACCGTGTAGACGGTCGATAGAGCGGCCACGCCCACCGCCATCGAAAAGAACTGACCGCCGGCGACACGCGCGTTCTGCGTATCGTCTGCCTGGATGCGAAACTGCTCAGTCTGCTGCTTCAGCTCTTCGATTTTGACTTGCGCTTGGGCGAGGATTTCCTGCCCGCGCTCGGCTTCGAGTTGCTGGAGCTTGCCCGCCGCGTCTGGATCTTGGGCAATGGCTTTGCCGACTGCTTCCGGCGTCGGCTCGGTGTTGAAGATGTTGGCGAGAGCGTCGCCGGCGATTCCGCCGATGGCAGCTCCAACTGGGCCGAAGCCAGCGCCAAGGACGCGGCCGATGGTTGGGGCGTAAGGAGCAACGGTTCCGGCGATTGATTTCCAGTCGAGATTGAGCTCCATGGCCAGCGTCCTTTGGTGATGCGATAAACAATGAGGATGGCTGCGGCGGCGAGCACGGTCAGGCCGCCGATCCACGCCACAATCGTCAGGGATGAGATGCCGTTCTGGACCGCGGCGGCCGAGCCACCCGCGACGGCGGTCGTCGCGACGGCCGCAAGGGCCGCCGCCGGCTTAGCTGAAGGCTTCGCGCCGGCGACAGCATAGGCTTCAGCGATCTTGCCTTGGAACAGGAGCCCCTCAGCCTTTCGGCGCCGCATCAGGCCCGCCAGCGCCACCTTCTTCCCCTTCACCGTACCCTTGTCCCACTCGGCCAGTTTGGCCGGGATCTGCGATTTCTTGCCGGCGTTCAGCGTCGCCCATAGGCTCGCCGTCGCGGGCCCGCCGGTGTTGAAGGCCCACGAGACCAGCGCATCGAATTCGTGCTGATCGAGCGGCACCTTGGCCAACCGGTTCACGTGGGCTTCAAAAGTAGCCATATCGCCGGCCAACGCCTGGTCGCACTGCCCCTGCGTCCAGATCGTGCTGCTGGTGAATTTCGGCAGGTGATCGTTGGTGTGGCCCCAGCCGATCGTCAGAACGCCGACGGGGTCGACATAGGCCGCGAAATGGCCCGGCTGGCCTTTCACCGCCTTCATGCAGCTTTCGAAGGCCTTCACGATCGCGAGGCCGTCGCCTCCCATTTTCATTGCAGGCATGTCCGCTGTCTCCATAGGGAAGCGCCCGCGCGGCCGGTGCCGGGCGGGTCTGGTGGCTTGATTTCAGATTTCGCTATTGGGTGGCGGGGCTTCCGCGCTCACTCATCACCACGGAGCGCGCGGGCTGCACGACAGTGCAACCAGTTTACAACTTGTACGCGCTCCGATATTTTTCAGGCCATGAACAACATCGAAATGACCTGCTTGTTCGCTGTGCTCGCCATCCCCTACATCAGGCTGCACAGCCGGAACAGAGATGGCGGGTGGCATCCGCATTGGTGGACAAACAAGATGCGCCGCAAAGCCATGGATGGCAGCTGGCAATATCGAGCAAGAACTAGCGCCGACGCCGACCATTACGGGGACGTCGGCGCCAGTTCTTGGTAGCTAGTCGCAAATTGCGACCCAGTGCGCCCCGACACCAACGGCAGTTGCCGGAGAATGGAGACGAGACATAATGGAAGCATTCCTGCCAGTTTTGCTGATTATAGCTGTCTTATCCGCCCTTCTTTGGCGCAAACATAGGCGCATTAGAAATGGCGATTGGCACTATGTGTATGTTGGATCTGATTTGGTAGCGAGGCGTTCAGTGCAAGGAAAGTGGGTATCAAGGCCTTTGACTGAAGAAGAATTGAAAGATTTTGAAAGGCAAGATGCTTGGTAGTCAGAGGACGGCAGCCACTGCGTTTCGCCACAGCGTGGCAGCCGCGGAAGCACCTGTCGTGCTGTTGAAATGGCCATTATCATAACGATAGGCCGCCGTGAGCGTGTCGGTATCAGCACCCGCGAAGATATCGATCCCATTAACGACGGCCGCTTGCGCGGCGCGAACGGCGGGGGTTGTAACCCCCAGGAAATAGGTGCACTTGCCGACGAACCATGGCGCGTTGAAGCCTTGCGCCCGCGGCTTCGCGATCACTGAAAGCAAGTCAGCCTGATATGCAGCTTGCGAGTTTGCGGAATCCGCCTCCCCTTGCATCCAGAGCACCGCCGTCACGTTCAAACCGACTGCTTGCGCGCGCTTGAAGGCCACCATCAAGCGATCGCCGAATGGCGTTGTCCAGAGATTGACCGGCGTACCGCCGATCCCGATCGGGATCAGGATGACGCGCTGATATTTCCCGGCAGATATGAGCTGATCCGCAAATTGCGTGAAAATGTTTCCACGCATCTGGTCCCCACCGTAAGTCTCACAGCCCAGCAGCGGTTCAGTCGCTGCGTAGGTGCCGCCATCATAAATACTAAGAACGTCGATCTTACCGGGATTTGCCTGAACGTAAGCAGCGCCTTGAGTGTAATTGGAAGCATTCGATTGGCCGGCAACAATGAACACCCCCGTTGATTCACCGGGCACCAATCGAGGATCGCGGATAGCCTTGCCGGTCGTGCGCGTGTTGCCGCCAGGCGGGTTCCCAGCAGTCCACTCTTTGAAAAGAAATGGATCAGGAGCACCAGCGATCCTCAAAGCATTGCCCTTCCAATCATTCGAGCCGTCGACTCATAGACAAAATTCTGATTGGCGCCATCGCCCGCGGCAGCCTCAAACGGAACAAAATAGTGAAAACCCTGCCCTACATAGTCTTCAAAGAACGCCGTGGCTGGGTTGTAGTATCCGACACCAGCCAAAAAGGTCGCAGTGGCTTGCGATGTTGGCGCTGCGCCGTCGACTGAAACTCCGATTCTCACCGTGGGGACGCCGCTTCCCGTTGTCGCGGATGCGCCTTTCAATCGAATCTTGACCAGTTCCCCTGGGAAAGCCTGCATTAGAAATGCAAGAGTATCGCCGTTGTTGTTGGCGTAACGCCAATCACTGCTGGAATACACAGAAGATGTGTAGGCCGGGTCAGGAACTTCGTTAAAGCGACGCTCCACCAGATTGAAAACGTTGGCGAGCAGACGACGTGTCTTGCTGTCTGAGGCCTGGCCTGCGGCAGGTGCCCAAAAGGACCCGACGACTGTAGCCCGGTTGGCCGGAATAGAGACAAGATCGCCAACAAGTGCTCCTGTGCGCAACTGTATCGCGTTCTTGTTAGTAGGAATGCCATTGATCCACTGGACCTCCGCAGTGTTAGCCGCGCCTCCGCCACGCGCGTTTGTGTTGCCACCCGTCCCAGCAGACCACGAAGGGCCGCTCCCAAAAATGACCGCGCCACCGCTATAGGCCATATAAAGGTCGTACACATTTCCCTCGGCTTGATACTGAGCAAATCCAGTATTGTTACACAGCGCCAACGCTCGCTCGCTAAATGAGCGCGAAACAAACTTCGATCCGTCCCAAATCGGAACTTGGTTCCCGCCGACTGGCGTAGCGTAAATCGTTGTCGCACCGGTAACATCTGATACGGGTACCGCCACGCCGGAAACAAGTGTCACACGGACTTGCGGAGAAGGTAGAACGCCGATGTTCCCGCGCGCCTCGCCGGCATTGCCCGACAATTCCGACAGCGCATTCGCCGACGAAAGATCACCAGCGCCTGGTTGTCCAGCCGGATTGAAATTCCAGTCCGCGAAAGTCCCGCTGCCGCTGGTCTTATCGACATTGATCGACAGCATTGCGCCACCATAGGTGACGACCCCTTCCATCCAATTCGACGTGTTTGCCGCAGAGGAGGCACGAACGCGTGCGCCACTTAGGTAAGCGAGATCAGCCTGCGTAGTGAATACCTTGGCCCCGGCGCCGATCGCGATGGAGGTTGTTGACGCCCCCCCGAACTCCTTAGCCGGCTGACCGGCGAGACTGATCGTCCAGTCGTTGTTAGTTCCGGCGCCATGCGTTTTATCTACAGCGAGCGAGAGGGTCGTCCCGCTGTAGGCCGTAACCACGCCCTCCATCCAAAAGTCGGCAGAGTTGTAGGCAAGCGAAACTCTTAATCGCGTCCCGGCGACATAAGCGCGCCCTTCCTGGGTCGTTATCGTCTTGTTGCCAGTTCCAATCGTCAGATTTGTCGATGTGGTTCCGGCATAGCTCGGGCCCGTTGCGCCCTGCTCTCCTTTGGCAGCCAGCACCTCCCAATAGGTCGCGTTCGGCGGCGCATGCCCCACTCCAGGTGTCGGATTGATCCAGACGTAGGACGAGCCATCGGACGTCGCGACCTCGTTCAACGAGTAGGTTTTGTCGTTATCATACGGCGCAGGCGCTCCGAAGGCTTTGAAGACGCCGTCAAAAACCCAGGCGCCGCCCTCCTTATGCCACTGCTTGCCGGTGCCAGGCTGAAACGCAACCTGTCCTTCGTCGCCCCAAGACGGATCAGGCTCACTACGATCTGCCGGAACGATCCAGGGGAAGCCGTTCGCGTTGATCGCCGCAACGATAGTCCCGACGTCCCGCGCAATCGCATCGCTGTCCGACCGCGCCGAATAGTTCTGATAGATCGCGTACTCGACGTTGGTCTTCGCACCGAATTGCCATTCGGGAATGACGAGATGGTCGTCATCCGTCACGGCAAGCACCATCGTGATCGCGGCGCCGTCGATGACGATCCAGTCGCCTTCGCGGACGTTGTTGCCCCAGATCGTGGTACCGCCACCAGACACGACAGCGCCGCTCGCCGCCACGGAGACCGTGCCGGTGTTGTAGACTGGAATGGTCATGAATTATCCCTGCGGGAGTTGATCAGGTCGGGTGGCCGTCGCGATGGCCAGCATTTCGGTTTGCCGCGCGAGTTCGCGCTGTGCGGCCTCGTTCGGGCGGGACGCGATGTCTTGTGCGAGTGCGAGCGGAGAGACGTTGCGAAGCGCTGCCTCATCGGCGAATTCAATCGGCGGCGCAACGCCAGCGATAACCGCAGCCGCGACTGTCCGCTTATGTGCGTGTGCGGCGTCGCGATGAATGTTCTGCGTAGCGAGGTAATTGTAGCGTTCGTTGACCTTGGCGACCGCAGCTACGCGGAGAGCCGGCATCGGATCGACAGAAATCCTCATGCGTGCACCTCGACGGTCGCCGTATGTGTGCGATATGGCCATTTGTCGATGACCACCGTGCAGGTGCATGGGACAGGAACCGACAGATCAATTTCGGTCCCATCGGGGTCCAGTTGACCGGACAGATACTCAGTCGCACCAGCCATGATGCGATACTTCGCACCCTGCGGGATTCCGGTCAGACGCATAAAATCATCCGAGCCAGCGCGCATGTGATCTTTCGATTGTTCAATCGGCATCACCGGCCGCTCGATCAGTTCTTCAGCCGTGACATTGACGAACCAGTTGTCAGGAGACAGGACGTAGGGCGTTTCCTTCTTGACGAAGCACTGACCGAGATCACGAATACCGTCTTCGAATTTCTTGTCCGCGTCGCTGGCGTGCCATACCTTGTTCGATTGGTAGATGCTGCCGTCGGGTTTGTAGATCGCATAGAGCATCGGTCACCGGTAGTTTCGGAAGATGCAGAAGTTCACGTAGACGGTCGTTGCGATTGCATTCGACATCTGCTGCCACGCGACGAACTGGCCCCACGGCGTCATGAGGCCCCCAAGGCCGCCCGCGATGCCGATGTTCCGATATGGCGTAAGAAGCGGCGGTCCCGCCGCCTGCCGACCCATCACCATAAACAGCGGGAACGTGCCGCCGGGTGTCGCATACCCGCTCGGTCCTGCCACCGGATAGGGGATCGGAACAGCGCCGGGAGCGGCCGGTTTGTAGGCTTCGACATAGCCGGTGCCCCAGACACGAAGCGTCTGAGTATTGGCATTGAATACCTGGTTGAGATAGTTCGCACCGTTCACGTCTACGGACGCGACAGAGACGATGAGCGGAGAACCGAGACCGGGCCCCAACCTAAGACGCTGAACCATCAGAACTGCCTATTGTAGACGGCGTAGATTGTGCGAGCGGCACAGGTCACGAACATTGACGATCCATCGCTTGCGATGTCGGCGCCAGCCCCATAGTCACTTCCATACAATGGAGCAGGTCGTGCAACGCCTGACACGCCCGGATAGCCCGGCAATTCACCACCCTGGTTTCCGGTGCCAAAAATCAGCACAACAGGCCGGACCGAGAGGCCGAGATATACGCCGCCAGAGGACCCCAGCACCCCGATCTGCAGCATCTGCGTGACGCGATCCGAAGCGCTCAAATTTAATTGAGCGTCGGGAGCGGTGAATGCATCCACGCCGGGCGGGGAGCAGAAGATTCCATAGTCGCCGTTGGCACGCCGACCAATCACAACGCGCCGGGTCATCCTGTCGGCACCGGAATTTTATAAGCGACATAAATGTATTGGAAAACTTCCTTCATCCCAGGATAGATACGACCGCTCGTAGGACGAAGACCGTCCGAGAAAGATTCCGAAGCGGACCCGATGTCCGCACCATTGAAGCTGTCGTCATAGACGCGCCCACCTTCAACGAGACGCACTTCCATGAACGGCTTGTACCCAAGATCCGGCCAGAAGACCTTGGGATTGGTCGCGTCACTGTTGGCTACACCGCTTTGATGAACTTTGGCGATGTCTGTCCAATTGCTGTTGAATGTTAGCAGGTTTCCGTCGAGCGGGTTCGACACCGTCATGACGTCCACGCCCGGCGCCGAACACCACATTCCGTAATTGCCGTCGGGCAGGCGACCGATGCAGACACGGCGAACCATCGGTCAATCCGAAATGATGAGATAGGGGCCGCTCAGATCGAGATAGAAGCGGTTGTCCAAGCTGCGAATGATGCCTGCGATAATCTCGCCGATGTTGCCAGTGATCGCACTCAGCGCGCCAACGCTGAGCTTGCCGGCCGTGATCGATCCGTCTGCGTAGACATCGGCGCGCAGCGCGATCTTGGGAACGCCGCCAACCAGTGCCGTCTGGAAAATCGGCACAGCACCGCCACCAGGGCCGAGGGCCGCGATCTGGAAATTAGTCGTGATGAACGTGGTCGACGAAACGCCGCCGCCAGCGTTGATGAGCGTGAACCCGGTCGCATATCCGTTGACGTCAAGCGTCACGCTGTATTTCGACGCAGCATAGCCTTCCAGCGTGGCGATAGCATTCGAGTTGACGGTGATGTTCGAATAGACTTCACCGAACTGGGCGCTGACCGTGGTCGTGAGGTCTGCGAGCGCCAGAATGTCATCAGCGACCACAATGCCTAGTTCTTCGATCGCCGCTTTGGCGCCGCCGGCGGTCGCATAAAGTTGGGTGCGCAGTTCCTTCTTGTCGATTCCGGTTCGAGCGAGAGCCTGCTGAAGCAGTAGCGAGTTCTGCTTCACCACAGCCGTCAGCTGCTCAACCTGATTACCGAACACCTTGTTGGTTTCGTTCTTCAGCGCCTCGTTGAAATCCTTAATGCTGAGATCGACCTTGCGCGTTGTAACCGACCGCCAGTCTGTCCAGATCATGTCACGCGGCGCACTCGGCACGTATTGCATGCGCACCTGATATGTGGTGCTCGGCAAGATGGATTGCTGGATCAACATCGCGCCGACCGAGAATGTGCCCGGCGGGGACAGCCCGCTCGCTACAACGACATATCCGCCAACCTGGCTGTCAAACGTCCGCGCCTCATAAGAAATGCCCGTGACGCCAGGCAAGCTACCGTCCCAACCAATGCGAATAGCTGGCCGCCGCTCAAAGCCTTCGTTGTCCTTCATCACGGCCGCTTCGACGAACCAGTCGACAATTCCCTGCGGCTCCGGCCGCGGAAACGTTGTCGGCCCACTGAAGACCGGCGAGTAATCCTGATCGGGATCCCAGCTATAATCGCCCGGATCGACCTCGGTCAGGTTAAGGCTGACGTCGAGGCTAGGCTCATCAACGACACCATCGACGCGAAACAGCTTGCCACCATATCCATTGCGGATCGATGTCCACTCGCCGACATCGCCAGGCTCGACCAGCCAAAACGCCGGAGGCATCACCATCGCATGCCGCCGCGCGCGCTGAGCTTCCTCCAGCGCGGATTTCATCAGCTGCTGGACCTGCTCCGGGTCCCACACCGCGTCGAACGATGGATTGGCGAGAAGCCGCCGTCCGCCGTCCCTCGCCTCCAGATCCGACCGATATAGCGGAGGCGCCGCTTTCTGATTCCAGCCCTCGGCCGGGTTTGGATAGGTCGCCGTGATGCCGTTGATGCTGTCTGCCAACGGGAAGAACGGCGCGAAGTTCTGGGCTTCGGTCGACAGGATATCGGCGTCGGTAAATGCAAACGTCGGGCTGCCCGGCGCACCGAGATGGATTTTATAGAAGCCACCGATCTCCGAAACGCGCCCTTGACACGCCGTCAGGAAGACCTCGATAGCATTGCCCGGCTGTGTATTGACGTTGACCTGCAGGCCAGACCGATAAGTCGGACGAACCCCGCCAACAGCGGTCGGAATCGGGTCTCGGCACTTTGCAATCTGCAAGATCCAATTGACTGTCGGCAGTCGCGCCGCTGTCATGCTCTGCAGGCCGTAGAACCACTGGCCGTTGTAAGTGATGCCTCTCTTGATGTTGTAGATCTGCACAGCCGGCAAATCGTCACCATCACCGCCCCACGTAGACGGGTCAGACCATCGATGCGACCCCGAGCCTCCTACAGTCGAATCTCTTGACGGGTCGTATAGCGGGATGCCAGAGAGCGCGAACTTGTAGGTGGGAAATCCAGTAAAAAGCGTGTCTTCGACGAGAGCCGTGCAAACGGCGTAACAAATGCCATAACCCACGCGAGTTGCCGGGTATGGCCGGTCCGCCGAAGCGACAAAGGTCGTCAAAAAGGGATCAGCGGCAACTTGAGTGCCACCGAAGTATTTCACCCACAGATGGTCAACACCATCCTTCCGATATTCCAGGACCGGCCACCCGAACGTCGAGTGCACAGCGGGGTCCAGCGTGCAACGCTCACCATTCACCCAGACTTCGCGCAATGCTGCGCCCGGCAGATCGGCCAAGGCAATAACCTGGGTGAAGTAGGCGTTCGGCGTCTCTCCTGCATTGCCCCAGGTGTTTGCATAGACCAGCGACCCTGCGGTCATGCTGTAGCCGAGATTGAACGAGCGCGGGACGTCGCCGCCGGCTTGCAAAGTGCCCTGCGCCGAGAACCCGTCCGCTTTCGCTGCGGCCGGCTCTTCCTTGTTTCCGGCCAGCGCCTTGGCTGCATAACTCAGAGCGACAGACGCGCCGATCTGCAGTCCAAAGGCCAGCGCACCGACAGCGAATGTGCTGGTGGCAAGCGCCGTTCCCGCGAGAAGCGCGGTTGCTGCAGCCGTGAATATTGCCATTGATCAGCGGGCTTTCAGAAAATGAAGCTCTGCGGCGCGATAGCCGCGGCGCTCGTAGAGCACACGCACGTCCGGGTCTTCGCCCATGCCGGCCATGCCACCGAACTGGCAGCCCTCGGCCGCCCACCAGGCGTCATAGGCATCGAGCATCTGGAGCGCCGCACGCCCCCGATGGGCCGGGTCGATCCACCAGACCGTCTCCTTGGCCACCCACACCGGACCGAACGGATGCTGATAGGCGAAGGCCATCAGGATACCCTGCGCGCGCCCTTCGACATCGTGGACAAGGCAACAGGCGTGCGGGCCGCTCAGGTGAGCAAGGAATAAACGCTCGGCAAAAGCAGGGTCGAATGGGAATACGAACCCGGTCGCTCCGTCCGGCCGATCAAACCCGGCACCGGCCCGCGAGTCCCGCAAGAGCAGGATCACACGCTCTTTGTCGGAAAGCGTTGCAGGCCTGATCATCTGAAAAGGATCCTGGTTGCGTCAGCCACGCTCGGCGCCGGGGCGCCGGTCGCCGTTCCGCTTGCGCGCCCCCAAAAGAACTGCCAGCCGCCAACCACGGCCGTGTCCGCATAGAAATCGTCGCCCGGGGCACGCGCCTGCTGCGAGGCGTCAGAGCGCGTTTCGGTGTTGGTGCGCGTCAGTTCCTGCGTGTGCGAGTTGCAGGTGAGGACGACGGAGCCCTCGCCGCCCTCTTCCGGCGTCTTGATCTGGATGTCGTCGATGAAACCGACGAAGCGCGGCGCGGCCGGCGCAACGAGCTGCCGGGTCTCCGGGTCAAACAGGCCACGGAATATCTCAACCCGGCCCTGCTTGCACTCATAGGTCCGGACGAGATCATTCACGCGGTCGGCCACCTGGGACAGCGTCACAGTGACGTTCTGCACCGTCAGGTTCGAGACCAGCGGAATGGCCGAGATCGAGATCAGCGCACCGACGCCGAACCATTGCCGCGAGGTGGCGCCGCCGGTGTTGGGATCGATCACGGATGCGGTGATCGTGCCGACGTCTGACCAATAGCCGTCATAGACCGGATCGCCGTTGTTGCGGTTCTTGACCTGGAACCAGATGAAGTCGCGCGCGAGCAGCTTGCGCTGCTGCAGCGCGGTGTAGTTTTCAGCGGAAAGCGAGCGCGTCACAGCCGGGCCTCGATTGCCTGAAACGCCACACTGCCCCAGCCGTTTAGACCCGCATCCGCCGAGACAGAGCCCGGCACGATCGCCATAAGGCAGGCTGGACGATAGACGGAGACGGCCGCGCCGGCTGTGCGAGACGGCCAGAGGTGCGGGCGAACCTCGAATTCGGGCGTCAACCCGCCGACAGCGGCCGTCGCAGGCTCCATAATCTGGTGCAAGTCGCCAGCGATCGACAGGAAGTCACCGACCGAGAATTTGAAGCCGACGGGAAGGTCATCAATGCGGATGGCCTTGCGGTTCGCGTTGATCGACGAAAGCTCAGCTGAGACGCCGTCAAACGCGCCTCCCGTCGGCCAGGAGCCCTTTGGATGAGCGATCGGATAGGTCCGGGCCAACGGATAGCCCCAGAACGTTTTGAGGCCATTCTCCAGCGCCACCAGTCGAGCGCGCCAGTAATCGAGAACGTTCGGACGCAATACCTTGGTCTGCGCCGCCATCTGCCACAGCGGCGAGCCCATGTCCTTGACGATGGTTCGGCCGCCAGCGGTGCGGGATTGCTCCTGCCGATATCGCAGTTCGAATTTTGTGACCCAGCCTGGAAATTCCGGCAGCAGGTCGAACGGTTCATTCAAAGCCATCAGCCCACCCCGGCTACACGGCTGCGGCGAGCATTCTGGACGGCCCTCACCGTTCGCATCTCAAAGCTGGCACGATCTTGCGCCATGATCTGCTCCAGTCGAGCTACGGCCTCCACGGAGGCGCCTCGCGCGTCAATCTGCGGCGCATAGGTGATCGCGCCACTGCCGCTGCTCGCGCTGGACATCAGATGGTTCGGGATCACCATCCCCGATCGGTTGGGAACGACCATTTCGGGCCCACGCTCACCGACGAGATAGGCCTTCCCAGCATCAACCGGACCACCGCTCGCGCGAGCACCGCCAAAGAAATTGGAGATGTCGCCCCCGCCGAGATTGCCTAGCGCGGACGCCAGCGGCCCCGTGATTGCCCTGCGGATTGCGATCCGAGCGAGGTCCGCCGCGATAGCACTGGCCATCTGACTGAACGCATCCTTGACGCTCTTTGTGCCGGTGACGATGTCAGCAAGGCTATCTTCCAGCGACCTGAGACCATCGAGAGCGAACGTCTGGAATTGCAGGTTGCTGTCCGCTGCGCTCCGCGCGAACTGCTTGAGCGGGGAATTGGCCTTCTCTGCCGCTTCGGCCGCCTTGAGATAGGCGTCTGCGAGCGCCGTAATCTTCGCGCGCTGCGCCTCGGTGACGGCAGTGTTCTTCAGTCCCGCGTCTTCGTTTGCCTTCTTGGCAGCCGTTTCAAGTTCCGTCTGTACACGCGCGCGCTGCTGCGCTGCCGCGCCGAGATCAATCGCCGCCGTCTCGGCGTTCAGTACCGCAGTGCGCTTTTCAATCTGAGCGACCGCGCGATCAAACGAGTTGGTATCGGCGCCCTCTTTCTTTTTGTCGGCAGGATAGTCTGCCGCCCTGATCGGCTTCCCGCCGAACTGCGAGAACGCATCGTCGAAACGATTTGGACCGGCCGACGCCCCGGCATTCTTGAGCTTGTTGAGACCTTCCTGCCGAAGGGCCTCCGCATCCTTCATTGCCTTGCCGAGCTGTTGAAGTCCGTCGATGCGCGATTGCACCGAGCGATCTTCAACCGTGCCGAAGAGCAGCTTTTCTGCGCCAGGCTCAAGAAACTTGACGAGATTGCTCCAAGATGGGTTCTTCCACAAATCGTCGGCGGCCGTACCGAGTGATGCGACGCCCTTGCCGACATCGGTCGACGCCACATACTGGGCGAGCATCTTGTAGGCTGTGGTGAGCCGATCGACCGCCAGAGCGAGGTTCGTAATGCCATTGACCGCGGCATTGGAGATCTTGGAAACCTGATCGACTTCCCGCGCGGCATTGATGGCTGCGTTTTTGAGGTTGGTGAATGCCTGCGAGATGGTCATGTCCATCGACGCGGCTTTGCTCCGCAGCCCTTCAGCACCAGCCTGGAAACCAAGGAAGAAGGCTTTCGATGAGATTTCGCCGTCGTTGACAAGCTGCCGGAGCTTCGCGACAGAGCCGCCCGCTTCCTGGATGCCCGCCGCCGCTGCTTGCGCAATCGCTGGGGCACCTTCGAGGATCGAATTGAACTCTTCCGCGCGCACAACGCCGGCGCCCATAGCCTGCGAGAGCTGCAGGAGAGCTCCGCTCGACTCCGCGGCGGTCTTTCCGGAAACGCGGAGCGCGAGCGCCACATTATCGGTGAACTTCGCCAGCTGCAGGCTGCCAATTCCCAGCTCTTTCTGGGAAAGCGCGACTTTGCCATACAGATCGGCGAGCTCGACCAATGGTGCGCCATTCTTCTGCGCCGACTGGTATAGCTTCTCGTAGACGCTATTGAGCTGCTCTCCGGACAGGCCGGCGACCTTGAGCGCGTTGTCGATCTTCGTCGCGGAATCGAGAAACTCTTTCGCCGCCGCGACAGAGAGGACGCCGCCGGCGAGCTTTCCGACAGAGCTGAGCGACGATCCGAAGTCAAACGACTTCGAGATATTCTTGTTCATGGTCGCAAAGCGCTTCTCGATTCCGCTCGCCTGCGAATTCGTCTGCGCCATCGCCTTGGCGAGCGACCGCTCATAGCTTTTGATGTTCGCCTCGAGGCTCACCACGAGGCGTTCAAGGTCAGTCGCCAAAGCTTTATTCCTTGGATTTCAGGTATTCCCAGAGATCGTCAGCTTCTGCTGAGCTGAGGCCCTCGGACTGCGCCTGCTCTGACAGCAGCGCGAAGAACTGCCACATCGACATGGCGCCCACTTGCTGAGGCGTCATGTTCAGCTTTCCGCCAGCTCCGTAGATGGCTCCGAACCTGATCTTTCCGTTGGGGAGATCGTCGATCCGTTTTCCTGATCCGGAGCCCCGGATTTTTTTTCGATTTCTTCCTCGGGGGCGCCGTAACACCCAGCCGACATCACCGCGATCGCATACAAGCGGTTCTCTGCCGGCGGCCGGTCCTCCACATAAGACCGAACCTTGCGCAAGGCATCAACCGGGGGCATGCCGCCGCCGATCAGGCCGAGCCGAAGGACGTGGCTGATGTCGCCAATCTTGTTTGTGCCGCCCTGGAGCCGATCGAGAATAACGAAGGGGCCGGCATCGAGCGCTTCCTGAAGCTTCTCAATTTCAGCCCAACCAAGGCGGAAGTGGAACGTGCCATCCGCCCAGTCCAGCGTCAGAGACGCGTCACGGCTCAAGGCGCCACCGTCCGCACGAGCTCGCCGTCGGACTGCATCTCGATATTGGCCGTAACCCGGCCTCCGTCCTCGGCGCCCGCGGTGAAAGTCGAGACATGCATGAAGCCGGTCCACGTAATGGTCTTCGCCGGGAATTCGACTTCGAGTTTGACCGGAACGCTCTCGACGTTTTCCCAAGCATCAAGCCAGGTTTCGACCGATTGCGCGGCCATTACCCCTTCGCCTGAGACAGAAGCGGAGAGGCTAGCGGCATCGCGGCCGACCCAGGAGACAGCGTCCGGGTCTTCGCAATCCGGCAGGTTGACGTCGGTCAGCTCCTTCGTCAGCGTCAGCGACTTTGAAGTGAGGCCGCAGGGCGCTGCATAGACCATCGGACTGGCACCATCGCCAAGCAGGATGCGAAATTTACCAAAGCGGGCAGTGACTGGCTTGGCCATAGCGGCCTCCTGTTGAGGTTAGGGCTGTTCGATGAACGAGGTGAATTCGATGGCAGCGTGGTTCGCGCCACTATCCGGATCGCGCAGGAAGCGCGTTTGGCGGTGCTCCATGGAAACAAGAGCGTTGTCAGTGAGAGGAAGCTCAAAGCCGTCGAGCGCGGCTCGGATGGCTTCGGCGATGCGCTTTACTTCAGGGAGACCAAGCGCGGTCGACCACGCATCGATCTGGGTAAACGCCTCGAAGCCCTTGATACACTCGGCGTTGGCGGCGACGAATTGCTCGGGCCCGAGGGAGACATACGGCGCGACGGTGTTGGCCGGCACATTGTCGAAGATCTTCTGACCGACGAGCGCCGTCAGCGGCCCGTAAGCCCTCAATCGGGTGACAATGGCGCCTTGCAGCTCCAGAGACGGGCTCGTCACTTACCTGCCACCTTCTTTGCCGCCTTCGTGGTTGCGCGGGTGATCCGCGACTTCACCCGCTTCCGAAGCGCGCGATACGGCGGGTAAAAGAACGGCTGCGCTTTCGTGCCAGGATGCTGGCTCCCGGCAAACTTGCCGCCGTTGATATGCGGCGCCGTTCCGAACTCGATCAAATGCGCGTATCGGACCTTGCCGTTACCTGCAGAGAGCCGCACCGTCAGGTCCGGGTCGCCAGCGCCGGCCGCTGCACTCAGGGAGGAGTAGCGCACGCGCGCCCCGCCCCAGGTCTGGACGATGCTGTTGCGCAGATCGCCGGTCTTCACCGGAGCAAGACGCTTCTGCATATCGGTGATTTCGTCGGCGCCCTCAGCCAGCGCCTGCTTGATCGCCGACCGAACTTCCGCCGGCAGCGCCGCCATCTTGGCCAACAGCCGCTTTCGGCCTTCCAGTTTTGTCGCCATGGATGGTTCCGGCCTTGGCTTTCTTGATTGCGGCCACGGCCGCCTCGGGCACCCGCGGATAGGTCCGCCCGCCGACATAAGCGATGATGACGCCGGCCTTGGGCCGATAGTCGAAGTCGCGGGACATGGTGACGGTCTTCACGCAGCGGCTCCGGTCTGGCAGAGCAACTCGAGCCAGGCGCCGCCATCGTCGGGATCCACGATGGATTTGATGGCGTATTCGACACCTTCCGGCAGGTCCCGCGCTCTCCAGTCCTCACGGATGAGGCGGGTCTTGCTGCTGGCGCGCACGGTGATGTTGACCGTGTTCTGGGATTGCAGGCGCGCCGCGGTGACGGCCTCGCCGCCCAGCTTGGCCTTCACCTCAGCCCACACCGTGAACTGCTCGGCCCAGCCGGCCTGCGTGTTGCCGTAGCCGTCATCGACCTCTGCCCGCTTATCGAACGTGATGCGATGACGCAGGCTGCCAGCGGTCGCCATGGCTACTTGGTAACGCCCGGATTCTGAATTGCGACGTTGAGCACCGATGCGGAGATCGCTAGGCCCAGCTGGCAGACATTCTCGCCGGCGCCGAGATCGGCAGCAGGCTGGATGCCGCCCGGCGTCTCGCTGAGATAATAGGGATCGCCTGGGACGAGCGTCGCGCCAATGGTGACGGGGCCGCCGGTGCACACGACGAGCGGTTGGTTTAGCGCCGCGCCGTTAAGAGCGATACCCCCTGCTTTCTTGGCTTCGGCCGTAGCCGAATTGCTGTCGGCCAGCATCCACTTCTTGTTGATGGAGGAAAGGTAGACCGCCTTGCCGGCGGTGATGGCCTCACCGGCCTGGCCGGAGACCCGGGCAGCGTTGGGATCGGCGACGACGGATGCGGCGGTAATGACGAGATCGGCCATGGTGGCTCCTAGAATTGGCGGAAGCGATAGGCGCTGAGAAGCGCGTTGATGCTCGTTCGGTAGCGGGCAGCGTCATCCACATCGTCGTAATTCATTTCGACGTGCAGCTTGATGGCGCTTTGAAAGTTGCCAATGCGCGGATCGTCGCTCGCAAACCCCGCCCAGCAACGAACACGAAATGAGCCGGCAGGGCGCGGCCAGGAGTAACCAGAATTGAGGATTAGTCGCGGCTGCCAGGTGAGCGGACCGCTCACACGATAGGCAACCGGGGGGTACTCCACGTCGGCGCCGTACAGCACGGTCAGAGCGTGCTCGTCGTCGAGGAACACAGGACCAGGCAGCGTCACCTCTCGCAACGGAACCGGGTCGTAGAAGAATTCGACCTCCTGACGTGCGACCGGCCGCCGGAGCCACCCGATATCGGGGTCCTCGAAGCCAGCTTGTGCGCCGGCAACGAGAGCCTCGATACGGTCATCGTCTTCGTCGTGATCGACCCGCAGGTGCGCCTTCATCTCTTCAAGTGAGACTGCCTGATCGGGGGGCGTGATGACGACGAAAGGCATAGGGCCAGATCAGTCCTTGGAGGTCTTGGAAGCTTGACCCTGCTCCGCAAGGTGGCGGGCGACAGCCTCAGCGCCGGAGATCGTCGGATCGTTGAAATCGATCCGATTCTGATCTTCGGTCGTCTGCTCGCGCGGGTTGGCATCCACCGCCGGATGGCCGAGATCGACATCCGTCACCTGATCCGGGGCGCCCGAAGGCTCGACTGTCTTCGCCGCCGGGATGTCGGCGGGCGCAGATTTCTGTTTTACGGTCTTCTGAGCGGTCTTGCTCTTGTTAGCCATACCGGCCTCCATCAGTTGTGGAAGGGAACGAGCGGCGCTGGACGCGCCGCCCGGCAGTCGTTAGGTGGCGGACACCTTGATGGCGACCATGGCCTGCGGGTTTTTGATGCCGCCGCCGACGCGCTTGGTGGTGTAGAACTGCACGTACGGCTTGTTGGTGTAGGGATCGCGCAGAACGCGGACACCGATACGGTCGATCACGATGTACGTTTCCGCCATGTCGCCGTAGAGAGCGGCAATTGCATCGGCCGCGACGTTCGCCATGTCTGGCACGTCGACAATCGGAACGCCGGCCAAGGTCGACGGCTGGCCCTGCTGGAAGCTCGGCTGCCACAGATAGTTGCCCTGTCCGTCCTTCAGCTTGCGCATGGCCGCAACCGACAGACGGTTGGTGTAGAGCTTGGCGTTGGCCGAATATGCCTGCGGCAACGCATAGATCGCGGTGATGAAGCCATCCCCCGTAAATTTCGTGGCATCGCCACTCGGAGAGATGGGAATTGCGCCCCAGGGATGCGCAGCGGCATTCGCACCGCCCGTGACATATGTGAGCAGACCGTTCGGCTTGTTGGTGCCGTTGCCCGACAGGAACGCGATATTCTCCTGGCGCGCAAATTCGGTCTTGGTCTCTTCGGTCAACCAGTTCTCGACGTTAAAATACGCATCGTCGAGCAGCTGCTGGGTCACCGCCGGATTCGCATAGATTTCACCAAGCGCGTAGTTCAGCGAGCCGATCTGCGGAGTGGAGGTGGCTGGACGCGACGCAGTCTCACCTACCCAGCCGGAGCCAACAGCGCGATCCGTAAAGAGCTTGGAGAACCCGGGACCGGAGATCGAGATGACCGTGGCATTCTCTCGGATGGGCGAAATCAGCTTGAGCTTTTCGCCGAGAGTACGGTCCCATTCGACCGGCGCCATATAGCCGCCGTCAGCGGCGCTGCCGACCGACATCGCGGCCTGCACTTCGCCCTTTCGAAAGAACTGCGGGAACGCCTTGGCATAAGCGACTTGCTCAGCCGTCGGCTCAACGCCATAGGCCGGGCCGGAGTTGCCGGCCTTCGCGGCGGCGATCTGGACAGCCTGCTCGTCCAGCAGCTTTTGCAGGTCGCCAAGCGAAACGTTGATACGATCAAGCTTTTCGTCGCGAACGACGTCAGCCTTCCCCTTCTCGTCTGCCGTAGCCTTGAACTCAGTCCAAGCCTTCTGCAGCTGCTCGATCACAGCCTGCGGATTGCTTCCGTCGGCACGGATGCCGGCTCCCACGATGGCACGCGGCACATACGCCGAGGCGGACTGCAGAATGCTTTTCTTCGAAAAATGGCGCATTGGTTTAACCTTTGAGGTTCTGAAGCGACGAAAGAAGCCCGATCATGTCGAGCGGCGTGTCACCAGCTTTTGGCTTGGTGTGACCGTCTTTCGACGGGTCGAGGGCAGCGCCTGGCGTACCCTCTGCGCGGGCAGCGCCTGGCGTGCCCGAGATCTTATTGATACGCGCGCGGGCTTCGCTTCGGGACTGCCCAGCAGCCACCAGTGAAAGCTCCATCGCGCGCAGATCGTTGATTTGGCGATCCCGCGCTTGCGTATCACCGTCAGTCGTAACCTTGTCCGCCGACAGCAGTGCATCGGCGAAGCCGCGATCAATAGCCTGCGAGCCCGACATGTATGTCTCGGAGTCCATCCATTTCGCGATCTGCTTGGCATCCTGCCCGGTACGCGAGGCGTAGAGGTCGACCATTGCCTGGTCGAACGGCTCAAGATACTCGGCCGTCTCCTGCAGGTCGTGACGATTTCCGACCGCAATGACCCAGCAATTGTGGATCATCATAAACGACGCAGCGCCGATCTCGATGCTGTCGCCGGCCATCGCAACAATCGATGCGGCCGAGGCTGCCATGCCCATGATCTTTACGGTGATCGGCTGCGGATGTTCGCGCAACACGTTGTAAATGGCGATTCCTTCGAACATGTCGCCGCCGGGCGAATTGATCTGAACCTCAATGGGGCGGTCACCGATCGCGCGGAGCTGGGAAGCGACGCCCTTCGCCGTGACACCGCCACCGGACCAAAAATCTTCGCCGATCACATCGAACATGGTGATGACATTGTCACCCTTCTCGAGCGCGCGAATACCGGCAGCGTCCTCAGACCACCGATCAAGCACCTTTCGGTCCGTCAAGGCCTGAACGTCACGCGTCGCCGGCACCGGCATGGCGCCGGGCCGCGATTTTGCGAGTACCTTAAGGCTGCGCATCGACATTGGCGGGCTCATTCGCTTGTTCGGCCGGCGGCGTGCCGGGCTGGGTCATGGGATTGGTGAGTTCGTTGCCGTCTGGGTGCGCCGGCATATCAAGAAAGTCGCGAGCTTCGTTCTGCGTAAACACCTGTCGCTGCCCCCCGGCCCCCATCATCTTCGCGAGGAACTCGCCCTGTTGGGCCATCGATCCGCGCAACAAGGCCCCGGGATTGAATTTGACCGAATATTTGTCCTGCTCTGCATCCGTCAGCAGCGTTCGCTCCACAGCCTGCTGCCAAGCCTCGAACCAGGGATTGAGCCCGTAGCGCACAAAGAATTGACCGAGGACGTCAACGCCGGAGCCCCAGCTCGTCTCATCGACCATAAGCAGCGGCCTAGGAACACCAAAAACGCGCGCCACCTCTTCAACTTGACGGCCACGCGTCTCGTTGGTCTGCGCGTCACGGGCCGAGGAAGCCACCTGCTTGTACTCGACGCCCTCTTCGAGAAATGGGGTTTTCCCTGCATTCCCCGCGCCGCTGTATCGCTCTTCCCAAGAACGCTTCATCCGCTCGAGAGCCGGCTCGCTGATCTGCGAGTCCTTCGGAGCGTTAAGCGTCCCGTCGATGAAACTTCCTTGACGATAGTATTTGGCAATAGCCAGATCTGCCGCGAGCGCCAGACCAATGGCCTCACGCGCTTGGTCGACGAGACAGATGCCGTTGATGCCATCATGCGTCAGGCCACGAAGGTGCAGGACCTCGCTCGGCTTGTAATCAATAGTTCCGCCCTTCGGACGGCTGTATCGATAGGTTACAGTCCAATCGTCGTTCTGGATTATATCCATTCGCGACGACATCAGGGGCACAAGAGCAACGACCCTTGCGCCTGCCCGGATGACAAGTGCGAAGCCGCCCCGCTTTTGCGTCAAGGCCTGCATCTGCAGGAAGCTGCGGAAGTCGAATGCAGATTGAAACCCGTTCGGCCGCCGGTGCAGCAGCTTGAACAGAGGATGAGAAGTCGCCTTCTCCTTCGTGTCAGAGTCGATCAGATGCAGCGGCAGCATGCCGATCGAGTTGGAGATCAACGAGACCGACCGCAGGACCGCTGTATTGAGCAACGCGTCGCGATCGCTGACGCTCACACCCGCATTCGTGCCAGCTCCATTACGCATGAAGGTCGCAAGATACGGATCATCCAACGAGTCGAAAGTGAAGCTGCCCATATCGGCCCGAGGCTCGATTCTGGACGCTGGCTTTGACTGCCGTCCCGCGAACAAATCGAGCAGACGCATCCGTTCTCCTAGAACATGATGATGCCGCGCTTCTCATAGACCGACACGCCGCGGCTGGCAGGGTTCCAGCTCATCAGGATTGCCGCTTCAAAGAGCGCGATCAGAGGATCAATTTTCGCGGTGCCAGCCAGCTGCTTAGTGACCATCGTCGCATTGCCGCGCCGCTCAGCCTTGGCATTCCCAACCACCCAAGACATCAACGCCTGATCAGCATGCCAGAACGTCTCGTCGGCCAGTTTCATATCGATGCCGTAGACGGCCGGCGCGAGAGCCGGCCCCTGCAGCAGACGACGGATCATTTCGTCGGTTACATTTACTGCAAGCAGCGCCTCAATCACGGCGGCCGCTTGGTTTGGATCAATGCCGATCGCGTTCTTCGTCGGCAGCAATCCCGTGGAGAGGATTCGGGCGACGATCGCTGCCATCTCGTTGATGGCATCCGCCATCGGGACAATGTTCAGCGAGCCCTCTTCCGCACATTCCTCGAGCTTCGGCGCGATATCCTTGCGCCGTTCGAGCACGATCGGATCAGCCCAGGCAAAACCAACCGAAAGCCAGTGCCGCGTCTCACGCTCACGACCGATCACCGCGAGCCCGATCAGATCGTCACGGCCGCCGCTGTCGACGCCGATCGTGACAACCTCGCAGCGCTCCAGCAGGCCTTCGAGGTCCAGGCGCTCATCGATCTGGTTGTCCCAGTTGTCGGCGCCCGCCCACCCCTCTTCGCCAACTCCGGTACCCATCTCTACGTTGAGATGCTGCGAAGCCCAGATCCGGACGGCGTCCTCGCCCTTCTCGACCTCGCTCTGATAATCGGCCAGCATCGACTGGACGGTGATCGGCCGGCCGATATTTGGCATGACCATCGGCCAGTTGCTGGGATCGCGCCAGCGCTCAATCTCCCCACTTTGGCGCTCTTCGCGTGTCAACGTCGCGATCTCGCGGGGAAACTCATAGAGCAGTGGCAGCGTGGGGCGGATGATCTTCCCGCGGTATTTCCCATCCCGAACGTTGCGGGCGAACTTCAGCTCGGTTTTGAACGCGCCAGTCGGAGCGTCGTCGCTTTGAGTGGTCGTGATGACCAGAACGCCTTCGGGCGTCTTGTCCAAGCCACCCCGGATCTGCCTCAAGATGCGCCCAGTCTGCGCCATCTTGCCAAGCACATGCAGCTCGTCGACCAACGCAAATATGAGCGCCATCGCGCCGGTGAGGATTTTGAGGTCAAAGGTCGCAACCTTCGCCTCTGATTTCGTTACGAGGTCCTCGATGGTCTTGACGTGATCGCGCGGCCGGAACCGCCTGCGAAGGTCCGGCGACTCCTCGATCATACCAACCGCTTGCTCATATGCACGGTCGGCAATCGCTTGGGTCGGCCCGAGGAACAGTGCGGTCGCTCTTGGCCGGAAGTTCATCAGCATTGCGACCAACAGCAGCGCAGCTGAATAGGTCGTCTTCGATGACCCTTTCGGAACGAGAGCCACAAAGTCCCGGATCATCCGGACCTGATTGTTCGGATCCCACGATCCGAACATCGCACGGACCAGATCGCGGAACCACTGACCGGACGCATCGCCCAGTCGCGGGTTGCCAGGAACGTCTGGCAGCCTAATCTCGTCATAGAACGCAAGCCCGATGTCCGCTTCATCGGCAAACAGAGGAAGGTTCGGCATGAGGGAGTGCCCCTGCCTGATACGCTCCTCCCAGTCCGGGCAGGACATGTCCCACATGGGGTCAGTTCATTCGCTGCTGCCGACGAGCCATCAGGTCGCCCATGGGCGTGCCGCGGTCAGGCTTCTGCGCCGCTGCGAGCGCCTCTTCCTTCTTTCCGAGCTTGGGCTGCTTCACCGGCTTCTCGCCTGCAGGCTTCGCAGGGCGATGGGTCTGCCCAAAGTTCATCAGATCATTCCGCTCGATGTACTTCACGAACTCACGGATCGCCGAGATGTTACCGGCGTTCACGCCCTCGAGCAGCTTGACGCCCACCTGGGCAACGAGGCGATCCCGAGCCACATCACGAAACTTCAGCTCTGAAAAATAATGCTTCCGCAGCGTTGGCTGGGTCACGTAAAGCGCGGCCGCGATGCGCTCGTTGCTCCAGCCCATCGCAACTAAGAGACTGACTCGATTCCGGTTTTGCTGAGTCGCCACATGTTCGGGTCGACCGCGTCCACCCCAGTTGGCAGGAACCGGATCGCCAAACAGGTCAAAAACTTCGGCCATCGTGAAAATAAAACCTGTGACTGAGAGAGGCGCCGGTCCGGGCGATCGAGCCTTGGAGACTTTCGACCGCCCCCCACCCGGCCTGGCCTAGTGCCAGACGCCTCGTTGATGCAGCGTCGATTGCTCTTCACGCTGCTTGTCGCTGTCGTGGCATGGCTTGCAGAGCGTCTGCAGGTTGCCCTCGTCCCAGAACAGCCGCTCATCACCTCGATGAGGCTTGATATGGTCACACACGAGCAGCGATGTGTTGCCTTCCAGCTTTCCGCAGCCAGTCCGCTGGCATCGATACAGGTCGCGAAGGAAGACGGTGAGCCTGAGCTTCTGCCATCTCGCAGTCTTGTACCAGGAGCGCCATGGTGGCGAGGCAGGCCGGCTATGCTTTGTGTTCGTTCTCACTATCCGCCTAAAGGGGGCCGCTCACCGGCTAAGTAGCAAGCGGCCCAAGTCTAGGGAGGAAACGCCCAAGGAGGGCAGCGATAGCGCAAGGCGCTACCGCACACCCTAGAACGCAGAAAGCCCAGCTCTGGGGCTGGGCTTGTTACACGCTGGACGCTGAGGGCGGATCACATGGCAGGCTCCTGTTCGAGCAATTGCTTCTATCCACCAAAGCAAAAGCCCCATGCGTTACCGCCGGGGCTTGATGTCGTGGAGTCGGCTCCGCCATTGCCCGCTGTTTCAGCTGGCTGCGCGACCGGACTTATCGGCCATCGCACCATTCGAGCGGCAGGTTCCGCTATACTGGTGCGATCTGGTTCACTGTGGCTTGCACGCGAACCTCACGCTTCAATAGTTCGACGAGTATGGTGATTCTACCCTTCTCGTCTACATCGGAAACACGGCCTGTCATGTTGTCAGTGATTGCGCTCAACAGGATTCTGACCTCATCCCCAACAGCAGGCTGGTACCCCGCGATCTTCCGCCCCTTATCTCGATAGAACAACTCACGCTCACCGGCCTCGATGTACTGGATCGCCTGCATGGCAACTGGCCTCACCACAGCCACGTCCTCACCGAACCGCCACAGCGGCCGAGACGATACACCCGGGCATCTTGCGATAACATCGTATCGGCTCGACACCACGCTCTCTGCCACAAACAGCAACCCCGGGAACAGCGGGCGCATGACGTCCTCATGGGTTTCCCCGGCTAAGTGACGCGCCTTTGGCAACGGCGCCGTCCGCAGCATGGTCGGCATGTAGAACGGCACCTTGCGCAACACCAAACCGGCCTGCGCAGCCATCTCGCGGTTCGGCTCCGTCTGGACCACATACCAGCGGCAGCCCGGCGCTGGTGTCAAATCCACTGGCGGCTCGCGATCGACATAGCCGACAATGTCGCCAATCTTGTAGCTGGTGGCCGTCATGCTGTTTCCTCGTCGGGATTATAGATTGAACCATCTTTTTTGGGCGGCCACGGCCACGGAGCTTGGGAGCCCTCAACGAGCCTGCGCCGGGTTGCAAGCACGAGGTTCTCGCCAACGAACGCCTCCCATGCGCCTGCCTGTTGGCGATCCAGCACCACCCACTGATCGCGCGGCGGGGCGTGCGCCAAAGCCAACAGCCGTGGCGTCACTGGTCGGAGATGGCGCACAGCACCATCGGGCGATCGCATGACGGTGCGCAGGAACTCGTGCGTACCGACAAGCCCATGCAACGCCGTGACCGCCGACGCCTCAACCGTGTCAGGTGCAAAGCTCGCATTTACCGGCTTTTCGGCCTCAGCCTTCGCAGCCAGCAGCGTCCAGCGCTTCTGCTCAAGATACCGCCACCCAGCAGGCACGCGATCACGCTTCAACCGTTTCAGGTCAGCGAGGAAGGGCGCAATTCCCTCCAGCGCAGCAGCGCGCTCTTCGTCGCTCAGCGCTGCCGCTGCATACCCCGTGCGTTGACGGTCATCGGACGCCGCCGTCGGCCAACGCTGCTCGAAAGCCGAAATGAACTTGGCCACTTCGTCGTGCGCGCGCGCGTCTCTCTCACGTTCAAGATGGGGACGTTGTAAGGGGACGTTCTTGGTGCCCACGTATGTATGGGCACCCCGTGCCCGCTCTGGGTGGGCACCCGGGTGCCCATCTATGGGCAGGGGTGCCCGCTGGTGGGCACCCCCCTCCCCGGATTCCGATAAGGAATCGCTATCGTCCGCAGACGCCGAAACACCGCTTTCGTCGCGATCGAGAATGACACGATATGCAAAGGATTGACTTGGCTGCGTGCCCTCGTCTGCGTCAGCCTCACGGCGACGCATCTGCACCCATCCAGCTTCGTAAAGCCGCTCCAACGAACGCTGCAGCGTCGCGCGGCCGCACTTGATCTCTCGCGCCATCTTGACCTGACTGCGCCGACACCAGCCGAGATCGTCAATGTGACGGCCAAGCAAGCAAAGCACTTGGAGATCGCGGGGCTCCAGCGTGTCGTCGGTGACTGCGCCGGCCGGGATGATTGAATAGCGGGGGCCGCTCATGGTGGTCTCGATGTGATGCTGGGAAACTGGACGCACACGCAACTAACAGTTTGGGCTATGCCGGCTCGCAGGCCGGCGTGGCGTCGCAGATGATCTGCTCGCCATCTCGATAGAACTCGGTCCAATGCCGAGCACGCGGACCCTCGACCTCATGCCGCCCGACCTTGGTGATGCCGCAACCGTTGAGGCAGGTTCGCTCGCTCTTGTGCGGGAAGCGCGCAGGCTCACCCCAACGATGACGCGGGCCGCTCATGCTGGCACCGGCGGCGAGAGCAAGCGCTCCACGATGCGATCTTCGGCCATCCGCTCGAATGCACCGCGCTCTGCGGCTAGGACCAGGCGATCAACCCAATGTTCTGGCATGACGATGATGGGTCGCTCCACACCATCGACCACGATCACGTCCGATCTGATCTCGCCCAGTTCCGCACCGTCCTTCACCAGCCGGCAGACGACGCGCGAGATCGCGAGGCTACGCTCGTCATCGCTCGCAATCATCTGCAACAAGGTCAACGCCGAGCCACCGATCATCAGACGCGACCTCGCAGATCGAGTGCGCTGTAGCCTGGCAACGGATCACCGAAGAGCGCCGATGTCAGCGAGCGATGCTCGATTGACCTGCGCACATCGCGATCTGCAATTGCCACAGCATCGGCGATCTGCCGGACCGGATCGCGTGGCGGCGACTTTCGTTGCAGATCGTAATACTTGGCCGAGCAAGCGTAGCCGCGTCTCCCTAGCCTCAGGCCGATCTGAACGAAGGACACACCGCCCGCGCACAACCGCAACAGGTCGGCCACCTCTTCGTCCGTCCAAGGGCGGTTCGGCACCGTCTCGTCACGCGGAGCGAGCATGTCGCGTATCTTGGTACGTATCGAAGCAGGCTTCCTGTCGATGCGTTGCGAGATTTCTGCAAATGTCGCACCGCTGTCGAGAAGCGCGCGTAACTGCGCGCACTGATCTGCCGTCCAAGGCGTGCCGCCATTAGCCATCACGTGACCTCGACGTAAGGCAACACACGAAGACTAAGGGCCCGGGCAGTCGCAACTTCGGCTTGAGCACCGAGGCTTTTTTCCCATCCAGGCAAAACAACGACTGCATCCGCGTGGAGGCAGACGAACTCAAGATCGTCTTTCAACGCCTCGCGAAGATTGAATCCGTGCTTCACCTCCGCAATGGCGTTGTCGCCAGTCTCGTTTCCTTTCGAGATATCGACACCGGTTGCGATAATGTCCCGCTCAGCGGGATTGAAGACCTCATGGCCCTTGCCGCGCAGATCCGCCGCGGCCGCGTGGAAAGCAGGGAAATTGAATTCGGCAATGCCCCTCATTGGGCCAGCGATGTAAATTTTCATGCGGCGTCGCTCGTTGTCTTCGGTTGAAGGAAGCTGGGGAGATCAATCGGCGCCGCGTCATCTTCGATGACCTCTCCTGTTTCAGGATCATGCGGCGGCATCGCCGGCATCTCGAACTTCAGCTCGTTGCCCCAGCTGGTCCAGCCGGCCCGGGGCCTGCGCGCATAAAGTTCGAGATACGGCCCGTCGACGAGGCGCTCGATCCGCTCGTAGGCGTCGTCGGGCTTGCGTGAGTGCTCCATGATCGGCGCGACAATGAGCTGCCGGACGTCTGCATGTAGCCGCTTCGGGGATCCCCGCGTCGCGAGCCAGCAAGCCTCAGGATTGGCGCGAGTCCAATAGCCCTGCGTCATCGCCCACCCATCGCCACTGGCAAGCTGCTTCGCCCAGGTGAAGGCCGTCGTCTTGTGCGTAAAGTCGAGCGCGGCGATCAGATCGAGCGCTGCCTGCGGGCACCAATCGACCATCCACATGAACATGACGCAGTCGTCGGCCACGCAATCCTTGACCGGCGCCAGATCTTCCATGATCCGCTCGATAGCACCGGTCGTGTAATGCAGGTTGGCCGACCGCCCCTCGCCGGCATCAGAACGCGCCTTGAAATGCCAAGGTGGATCGAGATAGAGCGCCTTCGCCTTGTAGCCGCTCGCCGCCAACGCGCGCAGATCAGCAACTGTGCCGCCATCAATCGTCCGCGCCGCATGATCGCTGCGCCGCTGCGCATCGCGCGCGACTTTATCAGCAGCGGAGACAGGATCGACCAGCACCGCGCGGCCAGCGGCAATCTTGCGCCGGGTGCTTTCGACAAGCGCCTCGAATGCGATCTCTGAGATTTTGGCGCTGCGATTTGCCGTTTTCGCGAGGTTCTTGTCGACGCCGACCTCCGCTAAAGTCACCCGCGGAAATGGGGTTTCTTCAACCCCATTTTTCTTCGGGCGGCCCTGGACGATCTGCCCCGCTTTGCGCGCCTCTTCGAGCACAAACCCGAGCCGACGCTCCGCCCGCATCTGGAACTCAGTCGCCTCGGCAAGCAGCTCGCGATCCTGAATCTGGCGAGCATGAAGCTTCACATGCTCCATCTCGTCCCTGATGGAGAGAACCTGATCCACGCGAGTTGCTTCTGCCAGCGCCCGCCTGACGACCGAATACTGAGCCAGATTCACGCCTGCCCCCTATCGGTAGTGGTTGGCGGAGCCGCGATGGCGTTGTCGATCGTCTCATCGACCACCTGCGCACGCAGCGCCGGGTTCACGCGCAAGCCCGCGCGGATGAAGGCAGCGCCTATGCGAAGCGCACGCTCAGGCGACACACCAAGGCGCACGGCATTACCCGACTTGTCAGACCCGAAGATCCGCACGACCGCCATATCTGCGCTGGCCGTCAAAAGCATTTCGCGCGTCAGCAGCGTCACCTCTTCGCGCACAACGACGCTCTCGTCCGCCGCCGGCCATTCCGCGACCGCATCACTCACGCCATCGGTCATGCGCAGTCACCGCGATCGAGAGATCCGCCCGGCAAGCGCGGCAGTTCGCCAAACGGCGCCGCGTACGGGTTGCGCGGCTGGTCGAAGGGCCACAGGATGGTGACGATCACCCCCGCCAGCCCAAGCACGGCAAAGCCGGCCATCAGAAGCCACTCGAACATCACATCGCCCTCGCTAAGCGGAGAAAATCGTCGCGCTGCTCGCGCGCAGAACGGTTCGAACCGGACGGACGCTCCTTGGAGGGCAACCGCCCGCCCGGCTCGGTCGTCGACGGCCGTGACCCCGCCGACGAAGCTGAATTCGATGATGTCGCAGGAGTGCGGGAGCCCGTCATTGCGACGCCTCCACCTGCAGAGCCTCAAGTGCACGCTGGGTTTCAACCAACTTGCGGCGCGCATCGTTGATGTCGAGCTGCTTGCGATAGCGCGAGAACCAGTCCGGACTGGCGTCGCCCATCACGACCAGGAGCACATCCCGGCCGAATTCTGAGCGCAGCAACTTCGAGAGAATCGCACCGTTTTCGTGACGTTCACCACAGAGCAGTTTTTGACACTGCCCGAGCGGCTCATCGATCAAAATTGCTAGGTGCCACGCGGCTTTATGAGCCGGCAGCAAGCTACGCACTTTCTGCATGACTGGCGAAATCTGATTCCCTTTTTGGGGAATTTGATTCCCGTCGTGGGAATCGCTCGATTTGGGAGAAACGCGCAGCTTCGCTACGTTGCGTGGCATCAGTTCACCTGTTCGGAAAGCTTAGCGGTGCCAGAATCGACTACAGGACGAGGAACATCGGAGGGCCAGTCACACCCTTCGGGCCAATGCGCGGAGAACCAGCGCATGGCATTCTCGAAACGGCCGGTCGCGAGATCGGCCCCGCGGGACGCGATGGCCTCCAATTTTTTGCCCTCGTTGAAGACCAGCGTCGACACGCGCGCGAGCGACAAGCCACGCGCATGACAGTAGCAACGAGCGACCGTGAGCAATTGATCAGTGAGAATCATTTGCCAAATGTGCGGTTAAATAACCGCTTTCGTCAACTGGAGCGCGGGCAATTGTCCGCTTTCAGACACACCGATGTTGCGGGCATTCTCCCGCACATGAAAAAGGCCCCATCTGCAAAATCGATATTGAACCGCATCGACAAGCGCTTAGCCGCCCTCAAGAGGGATGGGCGACCCATGTCAGACCGAGCGCTGAGCCTCGCTGCTACGGGGTCTCCTGACACCGTTCGCAGCATCCGGCGCAACATGGAGTCCGGCAGCCAGCGCGGGATATCCACCGAAACAATCATCAAGCTGGCGCCAAAACTGGAGACATCAGTCGAATGGCTGATCAACGGAACAGGCGCCGAGACGATAAGAGACCACCACATCGACAGCAGCGACGTCTTGAGCGACGACAGCCAGCCGAAGAGGCGGACTCGCGTGGTGGGCTACGTTGGCGCGGGAAGCGAGGCGCATTTTTACGCTGTCGCCGATGAGGATTTTGAAACCGTGGAAGCGCCTAATGGCGCCTCCGACGAAACTGTAGCCGTCGAAATTCGTGGCAAGAGCTGGGGTCCATTGATGGACTCCTGGATCGTATTTTACGAGGACGTCCGTTCGCCCATCACCGAGGATCTGTATAACGAGACCTGCGTCGTAGGTCTCGCAGATGACAGGATACTGATCAAACAGATCAAGCGCGAGAGAGACGGAACCTTCACGCTACTGTCTAACTCGGCCGAGCCACCTATTCCGAACGCGAAGATCGAATGGGCCGCGAAGGTGACGGGGATGCGCCCCCGGTAACGATTGGCTTGGCTCGCGACAACGCTGCATCGATCAAACTTGCGAGAAAGCCCAACTGGCTGCGCATCCAACTTTTGTTAAGGCGAAGCGCTACTAAAACGTAGCGATCATCCTCAACAATCACACTTGCAGCACGAGACATAAGCGAGCGGACGTCGGCTTCAGTCATGAACCACTCCTAATTTTTTTGTTTCTATACCGATAACCTCATCCCGCTCAGCCGGAGTTGCCAGAGGTATTTATTGACAAGACAGCATTGCCAAGACGGTGTTGTTCGTGTCGGAAGCCCAAGGGCGCGCGAAAAGCCACGAGAAGGACCTATCGCAGGTTGAAAAGCGGTAATTTCTTCCATCTCAGGAAACATCAACCCAAGAACGTCATGCGACAAAATGACTCCTCAGAGGTGCATTCATCCGCACGCGGGCAATAATCGCGGTTATTTAACCGCTTTTTCTTGACGCGGTTAAATAACCGCGTATTGTTTCACGTGAAAGCAATCACGGGAGACACCCAATGAAGCGCCCCTATCGCTGCAATCGCCTGCCCGGCGTCACCTCCGCCCCTCCTCGCTCAATCACCATCAGCGCGATCATCGAGAGCTCGATCGCCAAACCTCGCTCTGAGCTGACCGATTTCGCTGCCGTCGGCCAGCTGGCCGAAGACATGCGTACTGCCTACCAGCGAGAAGGCGGCATCAGCCGCGACGAATTGCGCGGCCTCGGCTGGACCGACGCCCAGCTCGATAACCTCGCAGAACGCGCTCGCTCGCGCGCTCAGCAGCTGGCCGGCGCCGGAGTCTGACATGACCACGCAGCAGAACGCCGACCGGCTTCTGATTGCTTGGCAGGCCAGCCGGCACCTGCCCGCCACCTTGCGTGCCCGCGAGATCGACGAGGCGATCCTCGTTGCAGCGAACAGCAACGCCACCCCCATCGAGGCACTGTACCTCGCTCAGCTTGACGCCGTTGGCGCCGAAATGGCTGCGCGATGATCAGGCTGATGGTGGAAGAGGTTAGCGCCCTGATTTCGATTGCCCTGTTCTGCGGGATGATCGCCGTTTGGGCAGCGGTGCTGGCATGAAAATGGCCCCAGGCAAGGTGCGGGTCGCCGTCGCCATGCCGGGCGACCTACTGCAGATCGCGTCGCAGAAGGCGCGGGAGCAGTCGATCACCATGAGCGAATTTTGCTGCCGCGGCCTGCGGCAGCTGCTCGAGTCCGAGAATAGCCGCGTAGAACCCGACAGGAACACCGGTTCATGACGCACTTCGCCAAATCCGAGCTTCCTACGGCCCTCGCGGACGCGTTTGCTGCGTCGGCAACGCTGGGGATGCCGGAACTTGCTCGCCTTTTACCGATGGACGAGAAGACGCTGCGGAAGCATCGTGACGCCGGCAACCTGACCGGCCGGATCAAGGGCTTCGGCCGGGCTAAGCCCCGCTGGGTCTATACCGCCCAGGAAGTCGGCCAGTTCCTCGCAACGCTCGCAGAGATGTCGCCATGTCGATCTACCGCATCAAGGACTCCCGGTATTGGCAGTTCGACTTCCAACTCGACGGTTATCGCTTTTCCGGGTCCACAAAGTGCACGAACAAACGTGAAGCGCAGGCCTACGAAGACACGGAGAAAGCCAAAGCCCGCGACCTGGTTGCAATCGCCCGGCGCGCTTCCGGAGAGCCGCTGAGGCTTGGCGACGCCTGTGATCGCTGGTGGAACGAGGTCGGAGCGCACGGAAGCGAGCGCGACCTGTTCCTGTCGCTTCAGCGACTGAAAGACATTCTCGGCCCCCGCACCTTCCTGCACGAGATCAAGGACAACGATCTGTCGCGCCTCGTCGCCGAGCGGCGGCAAGACCGCATTCGCGCCGGCCGTGACGACAAGGGCGCGCAGCTCTGGCGCCCGATCACCAACCGGACCGTCAACAAGACCGCGACCGGCCTGCTGCAGCGCATCTTTGCGCGCGCCGTCGAGAACTGGGACGCCGTGATACCGAAGCAGCCAAAGTGGAAAAACCATCGGTTGCCGACGACGAAGCGCCCCATCCGCGAGATCAAGCACGCCGAGGAAGCGCTGATCGATGCGCAGCAGGATGAGGACTACGCCGCGCTGCGCCGCTTCGCCATCATCACCGGCCTGCGCAAACGAAATCTCCTGCTGACATGGATGCAGGTGGACTTCGAGCAGGCCACGGTGACAGTGATCGCCAAGGGCGGCATCCCACGCATCGTGCCTCTCACAAAAGAGGCCTACGCGATCCTATGGTCGCGCCGAGGCCACCACAGCACCCACGTCTTCACGTTCAAAGCGCAGCGGACGAAGACCGATCCGAAGACGAAGGCAAAGTTCATCCGCGGGCAGCGCTACCCCGTGACCTATTACGGCCTGACCTCCCACTGGCGCCGAGCAGTCAAGCGCGCCGACGTCAAGGCACGCTTCCACGACATCCGCCACACCACAGGCACCCGGCTGCTGCGGGCGACCGGAAATCTGAAACTCGCGCAGAAGCTGCTCGGCCATTCCGACATCAAGACGACCGCTGAATTCTATGCGGACGTGCTGGTTGAGGACATCCGCGCCGGGATGGAAGCGACCGACGCCGCCACGCAGCGACACATCGCCGACCAAAAGTCCCAGGGAAATCCCCAAGGTTCGGTCGCGAACGCCGACAAGCCTTTGAAGGGCAACATCAAATGA